TGCGCAATTACTAGATGCCCATATACGCATGTCGCTTGCATCAAGACCATGCTTTTCTAGATTATTGAATGCCACCGATAGCTCCAGATGTTAATTGCTGTTGAAGTTGTGCCTGTCCTTGCGGCAAAGCCTGCTGTGCTCCAGCCTGTGCGTCAGGCTGTTCCTGAGTCATTTGCTCAAGTTGTGCAATTACATTGTCAAGGATCTCAACATTCTCATTCTCATCTTCGCGACCTACCCACTTCTGCCGGACATCCTTGTAAATCTTAAGGTGCTTATCAAGATTCATATCAGGCGTAAAGGTTGGCGTCTGTCCATTATTCAGAATGAGCGCAAGGTTGTTTTTCGCATTATTGATAACGTCTCCATCTTTCTGCCCAACAATAAACTTCTCGGTGCCAAAGATATTTTTAGCAAGCTCTTTGCCAAGCTCGGTCCAGTCAACTTGGCTTGAAAGCTGTGGATTCCCTGCAAATACAGTAGCACCGTTAATCAATCGCTGAGCCTTAACCTCGTCGTCTTTAATTTCGTCAAGTATATCAATGACAATGTCAAAGTCCCCATTGATTTCAGTAGGCTTTATGAACACCTTCTGTTCATTGTCATTCGTAATCTGAATAATCTGGTCGTGCCGCCCGTACGCCTCCCAAAGAACCTTGTACCGTTGCGCAACAAACCCAAACAATTGCTCAAGTATATACTCAATATTAACAACGTTAGGCCGTCTTGAATTAGCTGTAATGGTTGTGGCCTCAGATGCAGTTGTCCTCGCACCGAAACTTTCACCAACCATGTTCTTGTCAATGCTGTTCGCCGTATTGGAATCGTCTTTGATGTAGTCAAGTAACTGAATATTGGTTTGGGATAGATCCCTTACATTCAATTGGATAATATCGCCCTGTTGGTCAACAATATATCTTGCATTCGGGCCGAATGAACGGTCATTCCCACGAACAGAACCTTCTACCTCGACAAGGGGCGGCTTATTCACAAGTGTATTATTATCAATAGTTTGCCGAATAATCGTAGTTTCTGTTGCAATGTTGCTTCGGATTACCTCGTAGTCAGAAATGTGATAGAGCAGATCGTCATCATCAGGATTTGCGTGGATTATCTCAATCGGAATGCTGTCGTCTGGTTCCTGATTACGCTCAATACGGGCAATGATCGCATTTGTTGGCTGATTACCAATCATTGTAACGCGATACCGCTTCGGAACATTTTTGAGTTCGTCCCATGTCTCATCATCTTCGTCAATCGGCATATTCACAAAAACTTCTCGCTTTAGATACTGGCCAGTCGTCGCCGTTGATGGGCCTTGTTCGATTCCACGATTGTCCTTTTTGTCTTCTTCGTTCCGACGTCCTGAAAATCCATCCCACTGGTGAGACTGATTAAGCATTTCAAGAAGGTCTTCACGGTACAGTCCCTTCTGGATGCCATCAATAATCTCGGTAATGCTTACAACTGTGGTTACAATAACGCATTCCTGATCCTGAATATTGCCGATCGCAGTATCAGCATAAAGAGATTCAATTGGAAGTACTTTGAATGTCGGGCGATTTATCTTTGCTGAATCAATATCGCGGATGTCATAGCCATCAATCGTTACCCCATCATCAGCAAATTTAGGTACAGAAATCTTCTTTTTTCCAATTACCTGCTTCCATTCAACCATAACAGGAACATTTCCATACTTGTAAACCTGGGTCCAGAAGTCGATTGACTTGATGTTGAAACGATCCTGCTTCATTGACCACTTGGCCAGCAGGTTCATGCGCTCTGATTTGTCTTCAGAATCCTTGTCGGCCTCATATTCTGTATCTGAGATCGTATCGTATTTGAACGGCATAGGCCTAGATGTCTGTACCGCGTAGCCGTTTGATGCTTTTTGCCTCACCTGCCGATAGAACAGTGTTGACCCAGTCTTCGCCCTTTCCCATGTATCAGGCTCATTTGCACCAATAGATTTCTCTGACTGAACGGCAGAATCGTTAAGCCCGGAACGCCACATAGCATCTTGAAGGTTCCAGATTCCGTCAGTCTCGGCGTCCCATTCATCGCGCTGCCCGATAAAACGAGCCTCGTAATCATCAATACAGCCTCGCGTATAGCCTTCAATCTCTTCTTTTTCCACAAGATTCTTTACATCTGATTGAAAATAGACCTTCTCAGCCTCTACTTTCGCTTCATTAGGGATAAAATTTTCGGCTGTAATTGACATATTAGAAATCCTCTATTTTTGATTAACAAGGAATTGGATTAGGGATTCGTGTAGGCAGTAGTCTTTTGAATTACCTACTCTTGCAAGCTTTTCATTGTCTTCAGGAGCTACGCAAAACATACCGACATAGTCCTTTTTCATAAATTTGCAGTCTTCGGCAACTTCAATAACCTCAACCCAATTTGTGAAATCTATATGATTGTCCGTCATATACAGCGCAATTTCTCCGGAATCGTCCCGCACATGATCGTTTGCACATTTACGCGTAAGCGCGTAACCATTTACTACATCGCCGTTTACAAAGAACAATCTGTCTTGCTTGAACATGGCGTATTCTTTTCCATCATGCTCAATATCGGTTACCCCGTAATGAGGAATGTGAACACGATCACCTACTTTTGCATAATCGCAGTCACCAATAGCTGCTATTGTCCCGTAAGTAGAGCCTACCTTGGCCCTGTCGCTAACCTCTATTCCACCTACGCTGTCTTCCATTTCATCACGGATTACAAATACAGTTCCGTTTATAGCCTCTAATTTAGACATTTCTCTCCTACAATTTTGTAACTTTATTTATCCATACTACAAATATGTAACTACTGTCAAGTTCAATAACCAGTTAAAGAGTTGAGCGGTTTATATGAAGTCGGCCTGTCATCGCTGAAATCATCCAGGTCATCGTAATATTTGCTGTCGACTAGAAGCGGATTTCCAACATATTTAGGGTTGTTCTGTAATATCAGTTTGAGGCAGTCCATCAGGTCATCATCTTCTTTTGTAGGAGACTCCTTAACCATTCGAGCGGTGCTCTTTGTCTTGCGCTCCACCCAAACCCATCGTTTAATGGTCTTAATGAAGTCGGTGCAGGTGTTGAATACATAGATTCTCGGTGCCCCCATTTCTCCTGTCACGAAGTGTGGCTTCTCATAATCAACGCCAAACCATTCCTTCATAATTGGAACGTAATGCTCGGAATCCTTGCCGCTTCCCTGCTTCACTTGCAACCCAGCCATCTTGTACAGCTTAGAAAGCGTAAGGCCGGAATCCTTAGTCCGGTGAGAAAACGCCCTGGCATCAAATACGGTCCACGCAAAATGCTCCTTAATCATCTGTTCTTGGTACTTATCGTACATCTGATCAGTCTTTGGATTGCGATATGTCCCTACTTTCTTCCTCTTATTACCGCTTACCTCTATGACTTCCTTGGCAACTTGCGATGCAAGTAAGCCCGTCCTAAGCCAGTCGCGATAAATAAAGAGATCCCCTGCCGGACTTATCGCCGCAAAAAGACATGCAGCCGGATGCTTGTCTCCATGATCGACTCCCCTGAATCTCGTCCAATGACTCGGAATGTCAAAAGGTTCAATCACATGGACCAAAGAATCCCACTCATCTATTACTAAACCGCTGGACTCGTGCCACTTACCAAAGAAACGTGAGTTTCCTTCGCGCTTTGCCTTATCATTCTGACCAAGCATGGGCTCTACAACCCACTTCTGGAACGCCTGATCCTTAGATTTCTCTGGATAAATCCAGTCTGGCACGTCCCATACACGGCCCTCATACGTAGCAATCTTGTGGCCTTTCGTAGTTTCGCCGGAATACAGCTTGTTAATCCATGAGCCTGCCCCTGTGTCCGGGCGTCCCTCAACCTTATGCGGTGTAAGAGCGAAGTCGTGCCTTCCATTCATGCAAGTACGTGTACGTTCGTCTGCGCCATCAAATGCCGACTCGCTACCCTGTTCATCCCATCCCCATTCATGCTTTACATTACCTTCAAACTTGCCCTGTGACTGCGACATGGCTGAGAACATGAACTTTGTCCCGGATTCAAGCTCAAGCGTTGGATCTACACGCATCGTCACGCGCTTAGCACCTTTGCCCTTGTAGTCCTTAGCATATTTACCAAGCTCGCTCTTAGGACACCAGTCCAAAATCATCGGCAAAAGCGTTTCTGTGTGAAAGTCAAGCTCATATGACGCTAAACCTACGTTTTTTGGGCCTCGATATGGCCTATGTTCAACCCCATACTTGGTGAATATCTCCCAATTAGGGTCTGTAGGGATGCAATTCAGCAATTTCTTGACAAGCATTGTCTGTGTCTTGCCAAATCGGTTCGCCGCAGTTAAGATACATAAAGTATTCTCGTAATCATTTAGGTATTTTACCGCCTCATTGCCGGATGGAGCAAAAAAACGCAACGGATTCTTGTTCCTCTCATGCTCAAAGTCCTTCAACATAGCAACAATGTTCGGCTTCTGGCTCAAATATTTCATTGAGTAGGTGAAAATCGTGCGACCAAGAACAAATCTGTACCGATCCTGGTCATTTACCAACTCTCTCAACTCACAATCAGCCAGATATTCTGAATAGCTCATATCCTGACGCCCGCGCTCTGACATAAAAGTATAAACGATCCCTTCCAAATTGGAGAGATCGCGCATCTCATCTATTGTTGGTACTTTAATCCCGCTCATTATTGCCCTTACGTTGCCCCCTATTATACCTATTCTTCTCCATATTCTTCTTCTCGCGCTTGAAAATCGTGTTCCAATGCTCTTCGTCAATATCAGTCGGCTTATTGACCATTCTCCGATTATACCATTCCGCCGTATTCCCCATAAAACCTCACTTAAGCACCCATAAGCACCAAATTGTCAGTGCTAAAATGAGTGCTATTCTTATCATCAGACTTCGTAGTGTTCTTTAACGATTATCGCCAACTGAATACCAATGTCATGCGGGCATCCGCCACACTCATCATGAACAACCCTGCTCAGCTTCTCCGCTAAACAATAATCAATCTTGTCTTCATCAGTCATCTTCTGCCACCAATCTGCACGGAACCCCTGTGTCTTTGATAAAACCAAACATAATCCGTTCGGCATCACTCCCATTTACCACAGGAAACTTCTCACCGAATATCGTTTCTATATGTCCCATCCTACTCCCCCTCAC